AAATTTAGTATATGCCGGTAAGGCACTTTTACGAGGTATGCTCCATATCATATTGCAACCTTCTTTGATTGCTTGTTTTTCTGTAGCATTAAATAGTAATTGAGCAACACCCTTTTTTCTAACATCAGGATCAACCCAAATTCCTCTGCTTCTATAAATATTGTCTTTTGTTCTGTGGCCGCTGTTTACACCAACAATTCTGCCATTTGTAATTACACCAAAAAATGATGGGTCGTAATTAAATATATCCATATCAAATTCTAGTGGATTACCGTCATAAGGCCAAGTCATTGCACTATGAGTTTCTATTGGACTTACTCTATTTTGCCATAAATGTTTTTGCCATACATGACAAATAGTTTCAAATGTAATATTGGTTGTTTCCACAGTAGTATTTATTTTGTACAGTCAAAAAAATAGGCTGTTCCCAGCCTACTTTTTAGTAAGTAAAAGTTTATTTTAAACTTTCAAAACCTTGTTTATCATTTCCTAACGAGTATTGTCCTGAACCATAAACAACTTCACTTAGTGTTCCACCGTCGTTAACAAAATATGTTTCAGAACCTAAGTTTCTTTCATCTTCTGAAACTTCACTGCCACCAAATAAACTTACTGAGAAGTGTCTGTTATATTTGGTATTATCGCTTTTAGTTGCTGTTAAAATAAAGTTATAAATTGTTGTATTACTCATTCCGCCTGTAACACTTGTATTTGCAGTAATGTTCCAACCTGCTGATGCATTACCACTTAAAGTCAATGCTGGTGGTAGTGCGGCAAAGTCTGAACTTGCAATATCTGTTACAGTATTAGCAACATTTAAACTAATATCAATGTCGCCTGCTCCTGATAGTAGGAAGTCTCCTAAGTTACCAGCGGCTGTGTTCCATACTGTTGCATAGTATTCGTTTTCTACAAACACAATATTATTTGGTGTTGAACTATATAATCCTGGATCTTGGAAAAGCAATCCGGTTAGTGATTGTTCAATAATTAATTCTTTTAGTGCATCTGCAGTTGCTTTACCACTGTCATATCTTTGAGATACCATTGCACCTATTCCTGCAACTATGGCACATGAAATACTTGTACCGTTACCGTTTGCCTTAAGATCATCTCCTGTAACACCTGTGTAGTTTCCTACTTCGACTCTATTACTAATATCTGCATAGTTTACACCAACACCTGGAGCAAATACGTCAACTTCTTCACCACCATTTGTTTGTAGTCCTGAACCTTGTTCAACTACTGTTCCTGCATCATTTGAAAATGCTGGTACGTTATCTGAACTGTCACTAGCACCTACTGTTAAAATATCATTGATACCTGCTGGTGAAAAATTATCAACATCTCCACCGTTGTTACCTGCCGCGGCAACCATTAAGAAACCTTGTCTATTGTGCATCCATGATACATATCTGTCTAGTACTTGTGATTTTGAAAAACTCCATGCCATACATACTGTTGAAGCACCACGTCTGTTACCATCACTAGTATCATCTGCAAGTACATCGTGGAAAGCAATCGCTTTGAAGGAATTTAGTACATTTTCTAATTTTATTGCTCCACTGTCAACTGATGAGTCTGATATTTTTACAATACCTATTGAGGCGCCACCGGCTACACCGTATGTAGCACCATTGATCAAACTAGCCATCGCTGTTCCATGACCGTGTCTGTCTGTTGTATCGTAATCTGTTGCTACCTTTCCGCCTTCGATAAATTCTGCAAAACTGTTTGGACTTGCTGTTACTGAAAATACAGGTTCAAAAGATTTGCCTGAAAACTCTGGGTGTCCTGTATCTACACCACTATCCATTAAGTATACTGTACTACCAGCACCTGTGTACACAGGGTCATATGTTGTTCTTAGTGGTAAGTTTCTTGTTACTAATCTTTGTTTGTGCCATTCGCTAGTGTCTTCACTAATTAGCAATGTGGCATCTGCTTGGTCGGTTACATTCTCTGATGCAACGTAATTTGCTAAAGACGTAATATCGCCTATGCTTGATTCTTCTATATCAATCTTATACATTCCAACGACAGAATGATCAAAATTTGCATCTATTGTAGCACCTGCTCCTGTTAATGCAGATTCTGTAGCACTTTTATTAAAGTTTGCCGAATCTCCGTCTATGTACTGATGTTCGAATGATACTATATATGATTTAACAGCCATTTTATTATCCCTTCAAAATATTAATTATTGGTAAATCCTTAAACATGTCCACATTACGTTTAAGTAATGGTTTCCTAAAATGCTTATCAAACACTTGCAGATAAGGATCGTTACCTATATATTTATCTGCATACCATATTTTCAGTGCCTCGAAACCTGTAAATTTGACAGACTTTTTTCCAACACATTTAAATATATTTTTATAAAGATATTCTTTGATATTGCATTCTTCTTCCTGCCACATTACACTGGTAGTACTATCTTGGAAGGTAGAACCTCTACTTACATCTCGGCCATATAGTTTATTTAATTGTGTAAAATACTTTGTTGACAATTTATCTATATACACATGGCTTCTAAAAAAATTAAATATACTGCCGTCATTACGCAAGTCTAGTGCGTGTCTATATGTTAAATATTTCGAGTGCAATCTATCTATGAACAAACCATTGTTATTGCCAATATCCATTGATACATTTGGTGCACTAGATGTTTCTAAAATAGGCCCATCGATGTCTTCAAATACTTTTAATAAAGGTAAAAATTGCGGTGTAACACAATGATATTTTTGTGCTACTTCTAAAAATTTACCACTATCAAAAAAATCTATAATATCAAAATCTATTACAATAGTGTCATCAGGTATGTTTTTTATTTCGTAATCGTTAAAGGTTATTCCTTGAGATCTATAACGTACACAATAGGGTTTAAACGCAATATGCTTACGTTTAAGCAACTCGTATTGTGTTGTGCTGTCAAGACCACCACTTACAAATATATTTGGTTTAATTGCTTCTAATTTATCTCTGTATACACTTTCAAATAATTCATCATAGTCTTTGTAATCAAAATCTTTTTCTATCATGGATATTATATACTCATGATCAGTGTCATCGACTGCAAAATTATCAATATTTTTAGATGCAATTTTATTTTTTATATTTGATGCCAAACCAAAACCGCGTATGTCCTTTTTATATTCAGATAAGCAGTCTATACTGTCTAGTTCAGATGTTTTAATTTTATGATAAGTGCGATTGTCAAACTCGCAACTGTTATTAAATAGTTTATCCAATGTTCGTTTTACTTGCGCCACCGGCTATACCGTGCATACAAGAGGCTTTATCGATACCTACTCTAGCGGCTGGTAGGCCTTCTATATTTACTTTACTTGAACCAGATGCTATCTTAGGATTGGAATGAGGTGAGTCGCCATGCCCTGCCACTGTGTCGCCTAATCTTGCTGGAGCAATACCTTCTATGTTGGTTTTTGAAGCACCTGATGTGATAGGTCCTCCTGCAATTGATGTTCCTTTTAGTGCGGCTTTTGGCATAGTAATATTATTTATCATAATAAATAGTAGTATGAAACTAGATTGGACCCATAATCAAGCAGAAGGTTTTATCTACTGCGAAATAGATAATATTACATACAAATCATATAATGGCGGCGATAATATCCTTAAAATTATTGACGGTAATGAAGTTAGTAACATGGGGAAATATGATCATGACGACCCATGGGAAGTTGAAAAACAATGGATTAGTGATAATTATTCAGACAGATTTGGCATATATGAACCTTTTATGGCCGGTCCACAACTAATGGAACAATGGCATAATGACCATCCAGAATATACCGAGGCGTTTCCTGCCTATGGTTTATTAGAAGGTAGATATTTAGACCGCTTACAGAGAGATTCTCATGTGCAAGTGGGCAAGGATATGATTACTGTATTATATGATCCTGCTGAAAAACTTCACATTGAGTGGGACAAGCATGGTACTGATAAATTCTATCGTAGAGAATGGTGTGAAGAAAATAATAGTTTCTACAATGTTCAACCTTGTTGTGTTTTTCCTAATAATCCTGGAAGGACTGAATTAAGCGACGAGGTAAAGACTTCTATGATTGAAGAAAATAAATTAGACTTGTCTATTATTTAAGCCTTTGCTAAACTAATACCTGTCGTACCTTCAAGATACTGATCAGCAAGATCCTTTAGTGTATCCATAGTGCAAAATACTTTTTCATTTGAAATAGTAATTTCTTTAGAAGCATCAGCACTAAACAACCACGGCATTAATCCTAATCCTTGTTGAGTAATTTGTACTGCCATAGGCTTTTCTATTGTGATACCATTTTCATCTTGACTGATAAAACGTGTAATGATTTCTGTATCGCTGGTTAATTTGATTGTGACAACGTCACCTTTTGTATGAGATTTATTTACTAACATGTGTTCCTCTGTGTGTGAATATTTATATTATAATGAAAAGCCGCTAAAGGATTCTTTGTCGACATCTTGTTTTGTACCACCAATTACATAACTGCTTATTTCAGTTTCTTGTGGTGCTACTTGGACTTCGCCACCTGTAATCCATGCTTGAGTCCAAGGTAACGGATTAGTGCCTGTGTTAAATATTTTTTCTTGTCCTACGGCATGCATTCTTTTACCTGCAATGTATTCTACATATTGTTTTAATAGTTCTGCATTTAATCCAATGATACTACCATCTTTAAACAAATAGTCCGCCCAATTCTTTTCTTGCTCTACAGCATCTAAAAATAGTTGTGTACATTCATCATATGTTTCATTGCGTATTTTTTCAAAGTCTTTGTCTTCGCGTGGTAAAAGTTTTAGCATTTGTTGTGTACTTGCTAAGTGAACGTTTTCATCTCTAGCAATTAGTTTGATAATTTTTGCATTACCTTCCATTTTCTTAAGTTCTGCAAAGGCCCAACTACATGCAAAACTAACATAAAAACGTACACCTTCTAAAATGTTTACACTCATTAGGCACATCCAAATACGTTTTTTGTGTTCGTACTCGCTGTATTTAGAACTGCCGTTTTCTCTAAGTCTGTTATATTCAATTAATGAATCGTAGTATTGTGTTATACTGTCTGAACAATCAATAATTTCTTTAATGCTCATCATTTCATCAAACACTTTACTAGGATCTGGGTACACATTTCTAATAATATGTGTATAACTTTTACTGTGAATAGTTTCTGAAAATGCCCATGTTTCGATCCATGTTTCTAATTCAGGTAAACTCACAATTGGTAGTAATGCCAAGTTAGGTGATCGTCCTTGTACACTATCTAACAGTATTTGTCTTTTTAAATTACTAGTGAAGATATGTTGTTCAAAGTCTGTTAAGTCTTTAAAATCCTTGCTGTCTTTGGTAATATCAACTTCTTCTGGACGCCAAAAGAAACCTAATTGTTTTTCTGTAAGTTTATCAAACTGTCTATATTTTAAAACATCAAATCGCTGAATGCCCATGTCTTCTGATAGAAACATTTTACTTTTGTCAGTATATTTTGATTTAGTATTAAGTACGCTCATTAAATTTTACAACTCTCACAGTCTTCATCATCGATTTCCCCCATTGGCAAATCTTCTAGTTTATCATCTTTGTTAATATCAATCTCACCTTGTCCGTCATATGTATTATTGTAGTATAACTGTTTACCACCATACTTATAAAACATAAGAAGATCCTGGATCAGTACGCTCATTGGTACTTTTTCATCTTCGTAGTGCTCTGGATTGTATGATGTATTTACCGAAATTCCCTGATCTATGTACTTTTGAAGTACAGCCATTATTTTTAAATATCCTTGTGGCGACTTTTGATCCCACAGTAAGTCATACTTGTTTTTATAGTAAGGAAAGCCAGGTACTACTTGCTTTAATACACCGTGTTTACTTTGCTTGATACTAATGTATCCACGTGGTGGCTCAATTCCATTCGTGCTATTACTAATCTGTGCTGATGTTTCAGCAGGCATAAGTGCCATTAACGTGCTGTTTCTTATACCATGCTCCTTCAAATTCTTTCTAAGTTCTTTCCAATTTTGTCTTTCTTTATGTGGTACTAATTCGTCGACATCTTTTTTGTATGTTTGGTTAGGAGTAATGCCTGAACCGTATTTTGTTTCGTTTGTGCCTGAACATTTGCCTTTTTCCATTGCTAGTTTGTTACTGGCTTTGATTAAACTATAACTCCATGCCTCTGCCCACTCGTCAATTAGTTCCAAGTTTGGCTCTTGATATGTCATGCCATGCTTTGCCATCCAATATGCAAAGTTAATAATACCAATTCCCAGTGGTCTTCTCTTCATTGTGCTGAGTTCTGCCGCCAATACTGGGTATTGTTGATAGTCTAATAGTTCGTCTAAACCCCTAACTGCAAGTTTACATACTTTGTTCATTTCTTCAAAGTCTTTGATAACACCCCAATTTACTGCACTCAATGTACACAAACTGATCTCGCCCTCTTCATCATTGATATGTGTTAGTGGCTTAGTGGGTAAATTAATTTCACAGCATAAGTTACTTTGTCTAACTGGTGCTACATCTTCAATAAATGCACCATGTGTGTTAGCATGGTCGACGTTCATTAAGTAAATTCTACCTGTGTCTTTGCGTTCTTGAACGAACGCAGAAAACAATTCAATAGCAGGAATAGATTTTTTCCTAATGCTAGTTTTACGTTCAGCCGCTTCGTATAATTCTTTAAATTTGTCTTGATCAGCAAAGAAACTTTCGTATAATTCAGGTACATCTTTAGGCGAGAACAATGTAATGTTACCGCCACTTATGAGTCTTTCGTACATTAGTTTGTTAAACTGTACACCGTAGTCCATGTGTCTAACACGATTGTCCTCTGTACCTTTGTTGTTCTTTAATACTAGCAAATCTTCTACTTCTAAATGCCAGATAGGATAGTATAATGTAGCGGCTCCGCCTCTTACACCACCTTGACTGCAACTCTTAACTGCTGATTGGAATAGTTTATAGAAGGGGATAACTCCTGTGTGAGTTGCGTCTCCACTCCTAATAGGCGAGCCAATTGCTCTAATGCTACCTGCACCTATGCCAATGCCTGCTTTTTGACTTACATACTTAACTACAGCACTAGACGTTGCGTTAATGCTATCTAAACTGTCATCAGTTTCAATTAGTACACAACTACTAAACTGTCTTTGTGGTGTACGCACACCTGCCATAACTGGCGTAGGCAAGGAAATTCTAAATGTGCTGATAGCATCGTAGTATGCTTTCACATACGCCATTCTTTTCTTTTCAGGATATCTACCAAACAATGTAGCCGCAATCATCATGTATGCTACTTGCGGTGTTTCGTAAATTTGACCAGTTGCTCTGTTCTGTACTAGGTACTTGCCACGGAACTGTTCCATAGCCGCATAAGTCAAATCTTCATCGCGTTCATGTTTGATATAAGATTGTAATTGATTTATTTCGTCTTTGGTGTAGAGGTCTGTGAACTCTGAATCATAAAAGCCATCATCAATATTTTTTTGTACAATATCACAAAGACACGGTGGCTCAAATGTGCCATATACTTGCTTACGCAAATGATAGTTGATTAATCTACCTGCTACATACTGATAGTTTGGTGTCTCTTCTGATATAAGATCTGCTGTACTTTTAATTAATGTTTCTTGGATATCAGTAGAGTTGATGCCATCATAGAATTGTATTTGGCTATTGATTTCGACTTGTGATGCACTAACGCCAGTAAGGTCTTCTACTGCATACATCACGACCTTGTGTAATTTGTCGATATTTAGGTCTTCTCTAGTGCCGTCTCTCTTTGTAACTTTCATGAATCTTTGTGAGTTTTTCCTGTCTAATAATTTCTCTAACTGTTATGTAATTATCAAAATTTTCAATATTTACACTTGTATTCGGTAAAATGTTATAATAACATACTCCGTCAAAAAACACAAGTCCTTCATGATAAATTTCTTTATTTTCGGCTACAAGCCACCTTACGTTTTTTGTATCTATGTACTCTAATTGTGCTAATGTATGATACAATAATATTGCTTTACCACTCATACAAAACATTTCTGCTTCAAGTACTTCCCATGGTGTAGGCCAAGTACCTGGCGTAAAATAGTCAAAAGTTCTAGGTTTTGTTTCTATTCTATTGATGTATTGTAACACATTTTTCAACGATGGGCGACCATTTTTATATTCTCGCCATATTGACAATCGTTGTTGGGGATTAACTATTTTGTCAAGCAATTATCCCAGCCACTTTCTAACTAAATATTTTACTGTTGCTGGTTGGTAACTGCCGCCTTGCTGTAACCTGTTCTCTGCTGATAATCTAATATTGTTTCCGTTCATATCGACTATAAAATCAAATGTTCCTGTGTATCCATTACTTAAAACAGCACCAGTGTCATTGAGAGAAGCATCACCGCCGTCTATATCTAAATCACCTGTAATATGTAATGTACCAGTCCTGCTGTAACCATTACCAGAACCTGTTGATGATTTTACTGAGTATTCTACTATAATGCTGTCAACATCAACTGCTCCAAATGTTACTACAGAACTATTACCAGATGCGGCTCCTGTAATGTTTGTTGATATCGCTTCGAATAATGAATTAGCAGAACCTGTAAGTAATACTGCATAATCATCTTGTGTTAATAATCGTTGATTTGTTTTGATATTTGTCAATCCAGTTACTGTTGCATTTGCACTAGCACCGAATAGTTTATTTGTAATTGTTGAAAAGTTTTCTGCTTCTTGATTACCAGTAAAGGTAATTGATAGATTTTCGCTACTTCTCACAGGAGTATATGCACTGACTCTAGTGGCTCCTGAATTAAATTTATTGCCTACCTCTGCGGCAACAAACATATTAAATGCTGGATCATTTAATGAGTCATGTAGCCAATCTTCTAATTGGCCTTTTACGGAATTATTTGCTCTATTGTATGCACCTGCTGGTATTTTCAGTGTAGTTGCATCGCTACTTACTGCGTATGAAATAGAAAATTCTTCATCTGAAGAGATGTACCAGTATGTGCTACTCGATGTCGACACATTACTTGCTGTTGCATAAGTATTTGATGCCGCTGTATTGACTTTATTAATTACATCTGCTATTGTTGTTACTGACGTTAAATCAATAGTAGTAACAGCACTTGTAGATGCATTAGTTATTTTTATGTCTGTTAAACTACTTAAACTAGCAGTAATTTCTGTTGATTCTGCATAAACTTCTACATGCTTGTTTTCTAAACCAATAAATGCTGTGCCAACTTCGTAATCTGCTCTGATATATGCATTGTTGAGTTTCCTATAATCAGCAATATTTTTTGCATCATAAAATCCTAATGTAGCAGTTGTGCCTACGTTACTTTGATCATTTAATACACTAATAATATCAACATTACTGTAATAGTTTATGGTAATATCGTCTGTGCCTGTTGGATTTGTTCCAAACGTAACAGTTGTATTTTGCGAATCATCCATTGGAGACGAAACAAAGAATTCGTTATTAAGTAAGTTTGCTGATGTTCTTGATGCATTTGTACTTAATGCAATACCGTTTTTAGCACCTGTAAAATCTGTTGACGCAAATGCTTCGCCATCAAAAACATTTTTGATATTGGAGGTATTTCCAGCAGTGACACTTGTATTAAATACAGGATGTCCGTGTGCTTGTCCACTTGCACCAGTAACTACAAAAGTTGTGTTATTAGTTGCTCCATTAAATGTGCCTACACCAAATCTTTTACTAGGCATAATAAGCCTTACAAAATTATTATTTAAATATGAATTTGCATAGTTGTATCCGTTTGTAATATTATTAATAGATACTGCATTTGCATTTTGAGCCGTGACTCCAATTTCGGGATCTAATCCTATGAAAACTTCTTTGCTATCTGATGCTAATGCAACTTCACCTGGTCGTAAAGGTTGAGGCAAATCTATACGATTGCCTCTTCGTTGTTGCATTCTTGATATGATTATTTCTTTGTCTGCCATACAACTATTTATCTTTTTTGTTTACTTTGTGGAGATGCCATCTTCTTTGTCTTCCATATAATACGAATTCTGTGTGACTTATAATATCATCACCGTACTCACGGTAGTACTGATCATCAATAGTGTATGATTGTTTTTTGTAAATTAAGTCATCTTCGTTATTAAAAGTGTAGTCATATAAATTAGTCAACGTGTCCATACTGCCCTGTTCTTTATAATAATTGCCCCAGTATTTTACTCTGTGTTTAGATATATGATTATAATCTTCAATAATTGTTTTGTCTACATTCCATTTTTTTGAAACGTACTCACTTATTTTATCTATAAAATATGGAACTTTTTTATTATAATGAAGTTGCATAGGGATAATATATGGTATTGCCCAACTGTAAATTTTTATTGCATCTTCTCCAACAGTTGTATCAAAAATTCCTGTATCGTGCCATTTATATAAACTATCTTCTAATTGTTTTGACCATTCTTTAAAATCATCTTCTAGGTATTCTATAGCACCTTCATAAAATTCTCTATACGTCACACCATGTGATTTGTACAAGTATATAGAAATCAAATCGCTTATCCCAGAATTGTGTAGAGCAAGTACTTGGCTAGAATACTTGTAAGATTTTATTAAATCATCTTGCGACATTGTAGAATTAGACTTTATTACCTGAATTTCTTCTGACAGTCCTAATTCAACATCTTCAAAATTAGTGACATCTACCAGCATGTCGTATGCAGAAAATGTTTTTAAATCAAATTGTTGTCTCTGCATATTCATAGGTGCATTTTCTATTACTTGCAACGAAAAAATATCTAAAGATGAGTGAAAACCTTTCTCGTATAATATGCTCATTGTATCTTTCCAAGAGTCGTATGTTTCGCCTGGTAATCCAATTATTAATTCAGTGCCCATTGGTAAATGTCTTTTATTAGCATAGGTCGTTAGCCTTGCTATTTCGTCTAATTTCATATTTTTTCTTTCAACATTTTCTAATGCTTGTTGTGTGAATGTCTGTAAACTGATTAGAAATTGAGCATTGACTCCGCCCTCGTTTAATAATTTTATTATTTCTAGTACGTCAGCATTACTGTTTTTAGCATAACTACATTGAAATTTTCTAATAACGCCGTGCTTCTGATGTTCGTCTACCATTTTTTGTGCAATCATCATATCTCTTTCTTTGAATACACCAAAATTAGCCGCTGTACAAGAAATAAAGTCGCAATTATTTTTACTGAACCATTCTAATTCTGCAAACACTCTGTCTAATTCAAATTTATGAATTTTAGCATTAGTTAAACCACCCCAATCACAGAAGGTGCATTTATAGGGACACCCTCTATCTGTCTCCAGGGTTGGATTCCAGATAATATCTGGATTTTCAGCCATTATCTCATCAAATATTCCTTCAAGATATGGACTTGGTATTTTTAAATCTTTTAGCCTTTCTGCTCTTATAATTTTATCAATAGTTTTATTTTCTAGATACGATAATAAAATTTCTTCAAATACCTGTTCGCCTTCGCCTACTACAATAGTGTCAATTTGCGGATATTTTAGAAATAAATCTTTATCTCCATGTGGTATAGAAGGACCACCAAAAACAGTGATTATGTCTGGATTAGATTTTTTTAATTCTTCTGCAAGCCTTAATGAAATTTTCCAATTCCAAACATATACACTAAAAAATACAATCTTACTTTTTTTAAGTTTTTCTAAATTTTCATAGAAAGGCATCCTGCTGAAAATGATACTATTAACATTAAAGTTGTCTTCTATTGCTTTATTTTGTTTTGCGTATGCCCAGAGCAGGCCAACCGTATAGGGCAGATAATAAACATTTAATAGAGTTGGTCCAACGTCGAATCCTGGTTGGACTAGACTTATATTAAATTTTTCCTGCATCGACTTTTCCATAGTAGTCAGCCAATCTTTCGGCCCATTTACCACAGTACTTATCAAATTCTTCGCCTTCGATTTTAAATTCCTTAAACTTAGATTCTCTGTCAACCATAAGTATAACTACTTTTCTTATTTTTGTTTCAAACATTTCATTATGTGCCAATGCGTATGCACAACCTTGCATAAAGTAATCTTCGATCCATTCGCGTTTCTTAATTTTTTTAGCAGTCTTGAAGTCAATAATTGCTTCTTCGCCCTCGTACATACCTATAGCATCGCTTGTACCTGCGTATAAGCCTTTTGCAATTAAGGCTACTTCTACGCCCCACAGTTCATCTATTTTTGTTAATCCATTATTAACCATTTCGTTTGTCATACTTTCTGCTAATATACTAACATGGTTATTACCAAAGGTATTCCATTCTTCTCCAAGAATATACTTTTCTAATGCATTAT